GTATCCGAGAATATCCGGCGTGAAATGGACGCCGGGGACCCGCAGCGCCAGGCCGTGGCGATCGCACTCGACGTGCAACGCCGATCAAAAGGAAAACGGAAGATGCCCGAAAGTGCAGCACATGCGCCCGGCCGTGAGATCTCGGGAGAGGGCGGCGCGGTCCGCCAGCGCCACCGCATGGGCGAAGGCGGTGGCCCAATGGGTGGTAATTTCGGCGTGATGCCGTTCCATGAGGCGAACAAGACCGGCGGCGTCGAGCACGGCGGCCATATGCCGCATGACGGGGTGACGCTGCACGATCATCACCGAGCGGGCCCGCCGGCGATCAAGCAGGGTCACGACGAGATGGCGGCAACCGCGCACAGCCACCATGGGCCGCATCATCACCCGCGCCACATGCACGACCTGATGCCAAAAGGGACGCGCCCGCACCACATCGGCGGTAAGCACCACAGCAAGTGAGGGTTGTCGCATGAACACGGCGACCTGGGACGAGACGAACCCCGAGGACATCATTTGCGTCGTTGGCGCGAACGGGAAGTCGCAAACCATCCACGGCCGTTCGGTCGCGGAAACGCAGGGCCGGATCCCGAAAGTCATGGTCAGCGAATTCCGGATGTCGCAACCGGAGGCCGACGCGTTCGCGGAAATGGCTGCGGCGGAGCGCGGCAGGCCGACCGAGATCGACGAACTGCGCTTATCGGCGCGAGGGCTGGTTACGATCAATCGGCAGCAGACCAGGCTGATCGCCGACCTCCAGGACAAGGTCGACGCGGCCGAGAAAGACCGCGACGCGGCGATTGCCGAGAAGAAAATCCTTGGCACGTCGCTGGATCAGGCCACCGCCAAGATCGCAGAATTGCAAAAACCGCCGCCTGCGCCACCAGAGTCCACACCGGAGACCACCGATGGCAAAACGGAAAAACCGGCGGCGTAGCAACGAGATCGCGGTACCGGCGCCGCAGTCGCAGAATGAAAGTCTGTCCGTCCGGCAGATATCGAACGGCTTTATTATCGAGCGATCCGGCGTGAAGCGCGGCAGGTACTTTTCGCACCAGGAATATTCCGCCGGTCGACCGGTAATCTCGGCCGCAGCGCCCAGACCGGCAAAAGTTGTGCCGGCGCCACGCACCAAAACCCGTCCACGGTCGGAACACCGTGAAGTCGGCTACCTGAGGCAGACTGACTGATGGCAGACGATAGCGACTACGCATTCACGCCGCCGAGCAGCCCGACGGCCTTCCCGAACCACATGTTCAAGCGCATTGAGTTCGCGGACCCGCGCGCTGAGTACACTGGATTTCGCAATCGCCAACGCAGCGGCTTGGTGTCGCCGGCAAACGACTCGGGAAAGGCGGACGACTGATGGCTAAGCACCCCGGCGACGACGGCAACTGGAACCTGGGCTCGGCCTGAAAGAGCGAGGGACCTGACGTGGCCGACGAACCGGACATTTCCAAATTCGCCCATCACGCTCCGGCGGGACCGACGTCGGCGCCAGATATGACGCCGGATGCACCGACGCCGAGCCGGCAAGTCATGTACCACATCGTGCACCGGCAGTCCGGTAAGGTCGTCGGGAAGGCGTCAACCCGCCAAGGCGCGCGCCGGTCGATGGATCGGAACGATAATGCGTATGGAGGCTACGCCCACAAGGTCGTAGAGGTGGGTAGCGGTAAAGAGAGGCTCTGATGGCCAAACATCCCGGCGACAGCGGCAAGTGGAACCTGACCTCGGCCGATCCGGTGCCGATGACGATCGACCAGCGCCTGAGCACGCTGGTTGACCTGCCGTCGCAGGCGCAGCGCCGCGAGATGGAAAAGGAGGAGGCGTTCCTCCGGAACATCCCGCTGTTCACCACGAAGCGGTTCACCGACCGGCGCGATATCCCGGGCCGCGACCGGGTGAAGCCGTCGGGACCTGACCGGAAGGGACCGTGGTGAGCGGGTTTGGACTCCCGCCCCTCAAGGAAATGGGCGAACCTATGCGGTTTGACGGGCCGCCGATGACACCCGTTGAACGTCAAAATTGGAAAATGGCTAAGGCGAAGCGCGACAAACGCAATGCCAGACGCCGAGAACTCTATCGACTTAGGAAGAGCGGTTGACGGTGTCGGTCGTCGTCCACGCGCTCGAGGAAATGCGAGCGGTAAGCCGGGCGAAGGTTATCGAGAAAATTGAGCGTGTGCTTGCCGAAGCCAGGGCCGGCGAAATCTGTGCTATCGCCATCGCAACCGTTGCGCCCGATCTGGCGACGGGAAGCTGTTTCAGTCTTGGCGATAAAACACTCACAGAGTTGCTTCGAAGTGTTTGTCTCATGCAGCATCGGATGATCGAGTCCGATCGTGGACCGTTGGACTGATGGCCGTCATCACCACTGGCAACGCGCCAGCAGCACTCGGAGGGGGAAGAATGGCGAAATTGACGACGAAGGCTCGCAAGGCGATCGCGCCGAAAAACTTCGCGCTGCCGGGCGGTAGTTATCCGATCGAAGACGCCAGCCACGCGCGCAACGCGCTCGCCCGCGTATCGCAACACGGGACGTCGGCAGAAAAGGCCACCGTCCGCCGCAAGGTGCATGCCAAGTACCCTGGTATCGGGTCGCACGCACACCATCCGCCCGCCCATCGTTGATTGTCGGTTGGGTTGAGAAGACCACCGGCGGCCTCCGGATCTTCGAGTCACAACGCGGACGTTATTTCCGCGATCCGGTGCGCGCCCGAGCCCGCGAAACCGTCACCTGGAAACGAAACTGCCGGCGCAGCTCGGCCGGACAGCGGCGTGAACCCTACCTCGCGGTCCACCAGCATCTGGATTTCGCACTGCCGCGTGCCATAAGGATCACCCTTCACGAGCCTGATGGAGCGGCATGATTCACTCCGGAGGACAATAAAACTCACCGTGGAATAGCTTCGCCGCCGCTTGGTACGCTTCGGATGCTCCATCAGAAGTCTCGAAACTTCCGAGCCAATGCTTTTCGCCGCCCACCATGATCTGCGCCCGAAACAGCTGACCTGACCGCCATACTCCTCTTGGAAGGCCGCTCGCTTTATTCCTGATACCGATCGTGTTCACGCGATTCTGCGCCCTGGTCGCTTCCCTCAGATTTTTCCATGAATTATCCAATCCGTCTGTGTTTCTATGGTCGACCACAAAAGGCTCAGTGCCGGTCACCAATTTCCAAATCAATCGGTGTTGTAAGATGTGACTCCGGAAGACCATGCCGTCGGTCAGACAGAGCACCCAATATTGAATGTTGCCGCTCTGATAAATGCGTCCAACCCGGCGTCCGGGAGGGTTCATTGCTTTCCAGACCCCAAACGCTTTGCGTGACCTGAAGTCGCTATCAGGTCTTGGGCGGCAAAACAGTTCACCAGAAAAGGAGTTGTAATCGAAGAGTTGCCGCAAACGCTCTTGCGATGGTAACGCTCGGATAGTCACGGCGATCTCCTGAGGATCGTTGTTGGTCAGGGCGGCGCGGGCGCTGCGAACGTCTGCGTCTGTCCGAACCTACTGGATGGAGGCCGCGATTCCAATCTACTCCTGTATCGGAATGCCGACAATTCAGGCGTTCATGAACTCAGACGCCTTCATTCGCGGTCTGATGGGTCCTTGGGGATCGGGCAAGACTTCGGCCTGCATAATGGAACTGGCTCAGCGTGGATTAGCGCAGGCGCCGGGGCCAGATGGAGTTCGTCGGACCCGTTTCGCCGCAATCCGAAATACTGCAAAGCAACTGGAAGATTCCACCGAGCGCAGCTTTCTGCAATGGTTCCCGCCCTACCAGTTCGGCGAATGGATCCCGTCCAAGCACAACTATATCATCAAGGCTCTCCGGGCGCCTGGCGATGACAGGAGCGCGGAAATCGAAGTAAATTTCCGAGCGCTGGATCGTCCCGATCAGTTGGGCGACCTCTTGTCGGTCGAGTACACCGCTGGTTGGATACATGAAGGCCGCGAAGTGTCATGGCCCGTGATTGACGCAGTTACTGGTCGCGTCGGTCGGTTCCCAGCCCGCAAGGATGGCGGCTGCACATGGTCCGGCGTGTTCAGCGACACCAATCCGCCCGACGTCGATTCAGACTGGCACAAATTTTTCGAGGAGACCGACCACAGCGAGTCTGTCGCCGAACTTGCGAAGGTGGTTCCGGGCGTTACCGTGGACAATTTTTGCCAGATATTCAGGCAACCATCCGGCCGAGCGCCGAACGCAGAAAACCTCGGTAATTTGCCTGTTGGATATTATCAGCGGCTCGCGATTGGTAAGTCGCCGGAATGGATCAAGGTAAACATCGATGCTCAGTACGGTTTCGTAACTGACGGAAAAGCGGTATGGCCAGAGTATTCCGACCAGTTACATTGCCCTGTTGAGAAAGAAAGATGGCCTAAGCCAGTGTTAAATCTCCCTATAGTTAGGAGTTGGGATTTTGGTCTTACTCCAGCTTGTGTATTTAGTCAGATAACAGGAAAGGGCCAGTGGATTATATTCGATGAACTTGTAGCTACTTCAATGGGTGCTGATAAGTTCTCCGATGAGGTTCTTGAGCACAGCGCCAGGTACTATAACCGCGGCGATTTCTGGGATATCGGCGATCCAGCCGGGATGCAGCGCTCTCAGACTGACGAAACGACTTGCTTTCAGATCCTTCATGGGAAAAATATTGCGATCGAGGCGGCGTTGCAAACCCTCGAGATACGACTTGAAAGTGTGCGAAAACCGCTGCGCACTCTGGTGGACGGCCGACCGCAATTCGTGCTTCATCCGCGATGCCAGAAGTTGCGGAGAGCAATGCTTGGCGGCTATCATTTTCGCCGAATGAAAATAAGCGGCGAAAGATATACATCATCTCCGGAAAAAGACTCCCACAGCCATGTGGCTGACGCGTTAGGTTACGCAGGTACAAGACTTTTTGGTGGGGCTCTTTTCAACCCAAGAGGTAGCGTTCGTCACGAAGCAACTGCTTCTGGTGAAGCTGGGCGCAGCCGTATAACTGGGTATTGAGGTATCGTAATGACAGACACCGAACACTGGCCGAAATACCAAAGCCACAAGGTCGTGCGCGCGGCGAAGATCGTTGCGATCCACGACGATGGCGAAGGTCCTGATTTCCTGTGGGTCGATCCCGGCACCGGGACGCTTGAGCGGTTCATCCCGACCGAACCGGCGATGATGGGCCGCGCCCAGGTCGGCGGCTACGCTGTGGCGTACGACAACGACTTTCTCAGTGTGTCGCCTAAAGCACCGTTCGAAGAGGGTTACGTCCTGGCGGAGGAAGATGATGATGGATGATCACAATCCGAACGAAGAGGGATTAGGTGGCGTCGAACCACCGATCGACCTGTCGAGCCTGCAACCGGTCCGGATTGTGGTTCCTAAGATCGCCCGCGCCTGCGTGGCCTGCACAAGTTCGGCGACCGAAGGCCGCGATCTCGTTTGCCGGCGTAATCCGCCGCAAGTGACGTTTTTGATCGTGCCCGGTCCGGTCACTATGGTGCCGGGCCCCGGCGGAAGAGCGCAACCGCAGCAGGCGATGCAGGCGGTCCCGCATACGGCGTTCCCGGTCATGCGTCCGGATCAGTGGTGCGGTATGTTCGAGCAGAAGAGGTGACCTCGGTCAAAGAGATGATCATGGCTCATAGTCCGAACGCGGTGCGCCTGCTCAACGCCGCGACCACCGGCGACCTGACGTTCGACGATCCGGTTTCGGATATGATCAAATTCGATCGGTTCCCACCCGAGCTCAGGTTCCGGATCGCGACCAACAACACCAAACTTTCCGCCGGCGCGTTCGAGAAGCATGTCGCATGGGCTGACCGTCAGGGTCTCGGTCCCGGCCGGACGATCGCCAAAATCAACGAATTCGAGAAAAACGAGATCGCTGTCTTTGCCGGGCAATATCGCGGCCGGTACGGTTCGGTGCTGCCGCACATCGCTGCCGGCGCATCGGTCCAGCGTTACGGGCCGCTCGGTGCGAGTAAGCACCCGGCCAGGTTGGTTGGTCGACCGATTTACCGCAAACCATGGCGACCGCGTCGCCGGCGAAGGGCAGCATGAGCGCAACCGTCCCACAGTCGCCGCCGAACGGCATCGCCGCGTTGGCCAACGGCGTCAACGGCAGCCTGGATCCGATCGCACTGGCGCGTCGCATGATGCCGCCGCCGGAGGATGACACTGACGAGGATGCCGAACCGCCGAGGGAAAGTCTCCGGGCACAACTGGAACGCTGGGCGAAGTCGACCAATGTCGCCGAGGAACCGGACGTCGCCGATTTGCTGATGGAGATCGCCGCGCGCGTGCGGAGCGATTACGACCTGGACGAGAACTCTCGGGCGGACTGGAAGACCAAATACCGCCAATGGCTCGATTTCGCGCTGCAGATCGCGCAGCAGAAGACTTATCCATGGCCAGGCGCTTCGAACGTTATCTATCCGCTGATGACGGTCGCCGCGATCCAGTTCGCTGCCAGAGCGTACCCGGCAATCATTCGCGACCGCGATGTGGTCAAGGGCCGCGTGGTCGGTCGCGACGATGGCGTTCCGAACCCGGCTTACGCGCAGTGGATCCAGCAGCAGGCCGCGGCCGCCGCAGCACAACAGCAGACCCCGCACGGTCCGGGTATGCCGCCGCCCGGCGCGGTGATGCCGGGCATGGGACCGGCGAGTACCGGCCAACCGCAACCGCCGCCGCGGCAATGGCTCGAGGAACCGGGGGCGAAGCTGAAACGGGCGATCGCCATCGGCCGGCACATGTCCTGGCAGCTGCTCAGCGAGCAAGAGGAGTGGGAACCGCAGACCGATACGATGCTGGTCGCGCTGCCGATCGTTGGCACCTATTTCCGAAAGACCTATTACGATCCGGCAATGCGACGGAACGTGTCCGAAACCGTCGATGCGATGGCGCTGTGCGTGAACTATTACGCCAAGTCGTTCGAGACAGCGCCAAGACAAACCGAGCTGATCCGGATGTATCCGGAGGAGATAGAGACTGCGATCAGATCCGGTCTGTTCATTGATTACGACGGCGAGGGCGCAAAGGCCTATGGTCGCGACCAGGGTGTATCGACACAAAGCACCGAACAGAAAAACGATCCAAACCAGCAGCAGGATGAGGACGCCGGCACCACGTTCCTGGAGCAGCACCGGCGCTGGGATCTGGATGGCGACGGGTATCCCGAGCCCTGGATCGTCACTGTGGCTCGCGACTCGGGAAAACTCGCGCGCATCCGTGCCGGCTACGATATGGATGGCGTGCACTGGACCGACGACGACCGGGTGCGGAAGATCGACCGGATCGTGGTCTATACCAAATACGGCTTCGTGCCGTCACCCGATTCGAAGGTTTACGATCTCGGCTTCGGGCACCTGCTGTTCCCGATCAACGAGGCGATCAACACCACGCTCAACCAGATGTTCGATGCCGGATCGCTGCAAAACGTCGGCGGCGGTTTCATCGGATCCGGTCTGTCGGTCAACACCGGCGCGCTGCGCTTCGCGATGGGTGAGTACAAGCCCGTCAACGTGATGGGCGGCACGATTCGCGACAACGTGTTCCCGATCCCGTTCCCCGGACCCAGCCAGGTGCTGATGCAGCTACTGACGTTCCTGGTTGAGGCCGGCGAGCGGGTTGCCGCGGTCAAAGATGTCATGACCGGCGACATGCCCGGCGATAACACCTCCGGCATCACCACGCTGGCGGTGATCGAACAGGGACTGAAGGTCTTCAGTGCGATCTATAAGCGGATTTACCGCTCGCTCGGGTACGAGTTCAAGAAACTCTACCGCCTCAATCGCATCTATGGTGCCGAGGAGATGGAATACGAAGGCGGCGACGCGTGGTCGATGGTCAAGCGGTCCGATTACGAAGAAGGCGCCGGCGTCGAACCGGTCAGCGACCCGCAGATGGTCACCGACATGCAGCGGCTCGGCCGTGCTCAGTTCATGCTGGGTTTCAAGGACGACCCCCGGGTCAAAGGGGGCAAGGTGATCCTCGGCGCGTGGCAGGCAGCGATGATCCCGGACGCCGAAAGCTACATGAACGAGACGCCGCCACCGCCGGATCCGAAGAACCTCCTGAAGAGTCGGGAACTCGACATCCGCGAGAAGCGTGAGATGATCGACCTGATGCTGCGCGAGCAAAAAGACAAAGCGCTGATCGTGAGAGAAATCGCGCAAGCGACATTGTTCCTCGCTCAGGTCAGGAAACTTGACAATGACGCACAATTGGGATGGGTTGAGGCCCACCTTCAAAGGATGAGGGACCAATTGGATGCCGTTAGCGCCCTATCAGCCGCAGGTCCGGATCACAGCGACTCTGGAACCGGGGCAGGTGGCGGTTCCCCAACTCCTGACGGAACTCTCGGTGGAGCAGTGGGCGCTATGGCGCCGCCACCCGGTCTCGGACCTCCTCCTGGCGCGGTACCTCCCGGACTGGCGGGGGGCGCTTGAGCGACAGGCGTTGGACGGCTGGATCGGTGGCAAACTGACCTTGCAGGCAGAGCAAGAGGCCCGCGGTTACCTGCTCGGCGCACACATGATCGAAAATCTCGCTCTGGATCAGGTGCGCACCTTTTACGGTCTCGAAACGCTACGCGACCAGGAAGAGCGCAAGAAACTGTTGCAGCGACCGTCGCGCGCGCAGGGTTACTGATGACCGCAGCGGAAGCAATCGATGCCGCCGAGGCTTTGTTCGCGAACGTGCATCGCGAGGTCGGTTATCCGACGCCGTACGAGAACCAGGCCGGTAAGGCGATCGGCGACGGACCGCGCGATATGATGTGCGCGCCCAATGGCGAAACTTATGACACCGTCACGAGTTTCGGGATCAATGAAAATCTTGCGCATGGGCCGGTGCTGTTCGTCTCCGAAGGTCTGGCGATGCAATGGTGGTTCGACGAAGTGCGCGACTATCAGAAGGCGACCGGTGCGCAACATCTCTATTGGTGCCACGAACCGAAGTTTGTATCAGCGACGTTCCTGACGATGGATCAGGGTGGGTTGATGCGCACGCAAAACCCGATGGCTGAGATCCCGCAGATCGAACTGGGCTTCGTCACTTCGAAACTGCTGATCTCGAAGATCGGTCCCGACGGAAAGGAAACCTGATGAGCGACACTGATGAGATCGCAGCCGGCCGTCAGGTCTACATTCAGACCCAGTTCGGTTCGTACGGCATGGTGCAATGGACTGGCCGGAACACCTCGGGCATGCGCGCGCTGTGCGACAAGGTGATCGTGTTGCCGGATCAGGCGCCCGATATCACGCAAGGCGGCATCATCGTTCCGGAAATGGCGCAGGAGCACCAGGGTCACGCGGCAACGACCGGCGTTCTGGTCTCGGTCGGACCGCAGGCCTTCGCCTGGGATACTCACGGCATGCACCGATGGGAAGGCGAAAAACCAAAGGCCGGCGACCGGGTTTACTTCCAGAAATATGCCGGTCAGGAGCATATCGGCAAGGACGGCCTGATGTACCGGATCATGGAATATCGGGCAATCGGCGCCGGCGAGGAGATCGACCAACCAGCGGAGGAATCGGACAATGCCGTTGCATGAAGGATTGCCGGTCGCCGGCTATCAACCTCAACCCGAAGATCGCGTCGCTGTGGTGAACGGGCACAAAGAGTCCGAGGAACGCATACTTCGGCATATCGAGGTGCTGGTCGCGAGCGAGTACATCAATCCACGCTGGGCTGCGATTGCGAAGACGCATTTTGAAGAGGGGTTCATGGCACTCAATCGCGCGGTGTTTCAGCCGAGTCGTGTGAAGCTACCGGAGGACTGAACAAATGTCGGGGGCACAAACGCAGCTGGTTGACCGGGAAGATCCGCCCCGGACGGAGGTCGACGGCGTCAATCCGGAAACCGAACGGATCGCCCGACTGAATGGCTGGAAACCGCGGAGCGAACTGCCGGCCAATTTCGACGATTCGCGTTGGATCCCTGCCGACGTCTTTGTTGCGCGCGGCCTCGAAGTTCCGGCGATCCTCGCCAACCGCAACAAGGCATTGACCGCCAAGGTCGATGATATGCAGCGGGAATTCGCGGAGTCGCAGCGCTTGTCGAGTGAAAAACTCGACGCGGCGGTGGAGACGATCAATGGCCTGACCACGATGGTCCGCACCTCCGAGCAGCGGGCGTACGAACGCGCGCGCCGCGAACTCAAGGAGGACATGGAGAGGGCTGTCGAAACCGGCGACACCGCGACATGGCGACGGCTCGATCTGCAGCGTGAGGAACTTGAAAATAACAAACCGCCGCCGACGCCCGTTCGCGCCACCACGACGACGACAACGACCGCGCAGCCATCGCAGCAGCAGCAGCGCAACGGCAATCTTGACCCGGCAGTGCAGCGGTTCTTCGCCGACAATCGATGGTACGATCCGGAGCGTAAGCGGGATGATCGCGACGATGAAATGATGGCGTTCGCCGATACGATCCACAACGGATTGCGAACCACGCGGCCCGACCTGTCGATGGAACAGAACCTTGGTTTCGTCGTGATGGAGGTCAAGAATCGCTTCCCGGATCGCTTTGGCGGCCAGCGGACTACCACCGCTGATCCGGACCCCGCCGCCCGGCAGAACAACAATAACGGCGGCGGTGGTGGCGATCGGCGCAACGATCCGCCGGCGGTGACACCCAGTTCCGGCAGCCCCGGACCGAGACGCAACACCAACCGGTTCACCTTTGACACGATGCCGCAGATCTCGAAGGACAATTACGCTCGTTATGCCAAGGTGCTCGAAGGCAAAGGGAAGCCCTTGACCAAAGAGGAATGGGCGACCGATTACTGGGCGCAGTACCAGGACGATGGGAATCCCTGATGCATCAAGAAACAGAG